TATCGCATCGCCGACCGCCCACGGAGGAACTATCCCAGAAGATTGAGAATCGAGAGAGAGTTTAGATGTCGGAGTTGCTGACAGACTCAACGACCTTCAACAGCTTGAATGCCTGAGGCTTGCCGCTCTTGTTGCCGTTGACGAGCTGAGACAGCTCAGTGAGAGAGAGCTCCATGTTCAGGGTCACAACGGTAGAGTTGCGGGCGCTGACAGCGGCACTCTGAGAGTCAACCGTCAGACGAACCTCACCGTGCTGCTCGAAGGCAAGGTAGCGGTAGTGACCGATACCGATGTAGTGAACACCCTTCTCCTTCTCGTAGAGGTTGTTGCCGTCGAGATGGCCGTTGATGTGTCCGCTGATGGTCATCGGGTAACCTACGCACTTACCATCCTGTACGACGGTACGGTCGGAGGTCAGACCAGAGAGCAGCTTGGTGAACTGCAACTTGGTCTCCATGACCTTATCCATCGTGAAGTATGGGATGCCCTCGAAACCGAGGTCGTAGATTTCAGCAGCCTTCTCAGCAAGGGTCTGGCCGATGTTCTCGTCGAGAACAACTTCCTCAACATCAACCTTAGAGAAAGGTGATACGAGGTTGTCGCCGAACTTGGCATGTGAATACACACGCTTTGCCTTCAGGATGGCAACGGCCTTCTGGATCTTGTAGAGCACGAAGCTGTACAGGTCGAAGTAGGCGTTGTCGATGGCCTTGTTAGAGATGGCGATGGCGCAAGCCACACGCTCGGAGAGAGCCTTCACGTTGGCGAAGTTCAGTCCCTGCTCGGCGATGGTGTCAACCTCACCTGCAACGCGAACCTCGGCATCGTCGATGCTGTATGGCCATACCTCGTCGCCTACTACGCCGGTGAGCATGGTCAGGTCGGCAGGCAGTTCCAGTCCCTCAACCTTGGTGTCGATGAGCTCCTTGATGTTCAGGGGGATCATGTTACCAGCAGTCAGGTTGCCGTCCACGTTCTGGTCGCCGCCAGTGGTTACGGGGTTGTTCAGGATGGTTGTGGCGTTCTCGCGCTTCTCCTTCACTGCCTTGAAGAACTCACGCAGCTGGGCTGACTTGTCCTGCTGCTCACGGAGTGCTCCGATAGCGGCAGCGTCGCCACTCAGCATGATTTCGCGGTGATTGGACTCGAGTTCACGCTTCAGTTCGCGCTCTTCGCGCTGCTCGTCTTCGTTAAACTCACGCTTTTCGTTCTCAGCCTTCACGTACATAGTGGTCAGGCGGTCGTTGATCTCGCGGTTGCGAGCCTGCAACTTCAAAAGTTCTTTTTTCATCTTAAAACTGTTTTAAGGGTTAATAATTAAGATTTTCGATTTCTCTATTTTGTAGAGCCAGACGTTTGCGACGCATACGCATCACGGCCACGGCCTCGCGCTCTTTCTGCTCACGCTCTGCCAGCTCACGGGCTTCCTTTTCGGCATTGGTCTCGCCGCCGTTGGCTTCGCGCTCCTGGGCTTCACGAGCCTCACGCGCTGCTTTCTCGGCATTGGTCTCGCCGCCGTTAGCCTCGCGCTCTGTCTTTTCGCGGGCCTCGCGCTCCTCGGCAGTCTCAACAGGTGCGCCCTCGCTGTCGTTATGCTCGCGCTGCAACTGGGCTTCAATGGCCTTGTCGATAGCGTCAGACTGCTCGCGGGTAGCGACTGATGTCTGCTCGTAGGCTGGATGGGTGACGATGCTCACATCGTAGAGGGCTGTGACCTTCTTGACGTGACGGAGCCAAACCTCCTTGCCCTTGTCGTTGCGCTCCTCGATGCGCTCATACGATACGCCGTTCTCGGAGTCTTCCCAATCGTCATCGAATGCGAACGACATACCCGTGATGTCGCCACGCTTGATGAGTTCCAGAGAGTCGTTGCCGGCATTGGTCTTGGGCAGGTCGCACTCACAACCGATGTCGCGCAGGTTCTTCGTAAGTTTCAGTGTCCCCTCACCGTTCTTGCAGCGACCAAGCACGTTGAGCACGCTGCTGTTGTGGTTCAGGTTCAGGATCACGTCCGACTCACGCAGCAGTTGGTCGCTGATGCAGCCAGGCTCCATGACCTCGTACACTTCGCGGTAACTGCTCCACGGGGTCAGGTTCACAGAGCGCACACCAAACACGATGGGCGTGCCCACCACGGTACGGCTCTCTTCCTGGCCCTCACCTTCACGGACTTTCAGCCCGCAGGTGGCAATGGGGATAAATCTTACCTGTTTCATTTTCTATTCTCGTTTACAAATGATTATCTATTTATCGTTAATAATTGCGTTCAGGGTTTACCGCACGGCGGACGCGGCGGCGTTGGCTCTCCTGGTTGCCGCGAATCTCGCGCTCCAGCTCATCTTCGATTTCGTTGCGTGACATTTTTTTCATCTCAAAATATGTTTAAAAACCGATATACTATAAAGGGTGTCAAGCGATATACTATAAAGGGTCACACCCTTTTTACTATGAGTCTTTTTTGTCATCCTTGGCGGGGCTGTTCTGCGGCTCCTCGGTGGTGGGTCGCCCGCCGCCTGCGATGTCGCGCAGTTTAGGACTGCCCAGCTCTGCCAGGTTGGTGATGACGTACACGATGTCACCGTCCTTCACGGCTGGCATGTCGTACTGCTTGCGCAGCTCGTTGACCGTCGCCGTACCCGTGCGCAGACGCTTCTCGTCAACCTCGGCCTGCGCCTTCTTATCCATGCGCAACAGTGGCTGTTCGCACAGATGGAAGCGTCGCCGCCCGAAGTCGTACACCGACAGCAGCTTGCGGTTGCACTCGTTCTCAATCTCCACAGCGTCGGGGGCGATAGTGCGTTGCAGGTACTCCATCGTGGCGTTCGTGTAGTCGTTGTAGTGGCTGTTGGTGTCGAGCATCAGCAATGGTCGCGGGGTCGCATAGAAGCGGGCCACGTCGTCGAGTCCCATGTTCAACTGCTCCATCAGCTGCATGTCCTGCGCGTTCATTGAGATGTTCTGAATATGCGATAGGTTCTGAAGAGCCACTACGTCCTGCTGGTATATCTCGCGGTTGATCTGCTTGGCGTAAGCCTGCGCCTGTTCAGGATTGAAACGACCGCTGGCAATAGGCGCAACCGTCGCATCGGCACCTTCGCTGATTAACAGCTTCATACGACCGCCCTTGGCGGCGTTCTCCAATGCCTGCGCCTTCTGCGTCTTGATGAGCGTCAACGTGTCGAAGGCATAGCGAAGCGTGGGTATGCCCCAGAAGCCGTTCTCCTCCTTGAACGTGTTGGGGAAGTGCAATACGTCGCGGGCTGGAATGTTCGCAAGGCTGCGCTCTCCACGGTCGGAGAACCATACAAGATTGTATGTTCCAAGAGCCATGTTATAACCGCCACAAGTGGCACGCCACAGCGCAATCGGCTCGCCGGTGTCCGTGTCGCGCTCGATGTAAACAAAACCATTACCTCGCTGGAGGCGGTCAATCGTCACCTGCTCCCATAGCGCCGCTGCCGTCGTTATCGGGTTCGGTTCCACCTGCAACAAGTAGTTGATTTTCGTCCCTTCGCTCAGATAGCGACCAGATGTCGATACGTCTACCACGAAGTTGCCGCCCTCGCGGTCAAGCCGCTGGTATTGCAACTGCATCTGCCCGATGGTCTTCGCCCTCAGTTCGATGGCACGATATACCGCCGAGATAGCCAGAGCTGTGCGTGGCGACTGCACCGGCACGATGTTCTCCTCGAACGATCCGCCGTGGCCCTCCATCTGTTTCTTCGCATAGTCCGTCGTGTCTGTCGTCGATGCCGGCACTCCGATGGTACCATGACCAATCGGACCCTCGCGCTTTCGCAGTCCGAAGAAATTGCCTATGTTGCTTCCGAATAATTCCATAACTATTTCTGCTTTTTACTATTCGTAGATTTTTGCGTTTTGGGTTTACTGGGCTTGGTGGCCTGGTTCGCCCTGTCGCGCTTGCTCGTAGCTTTTACTTTCTTTTCAGGGGCCACCACCGGCGCTGCTTGCGGCTCGTCGGATGATGGGGGGGGTACGGTTGCTGTATCAGCGGGCGCTTCGGCTGCTTCGGCGCTCTTGGCGGCGGCTTCCGATGCCGGCGCTTCGGGCGCGGGCACTTTCTCGCCTCTCAGTATCGCCTCCTTGATGGGGGTGCGCTCGTTCACGGCGAAGAAGTAGCCCTCCTGCTGCTTCATGAAGTTCTCGATGTAGGTGTGGCCGCTGGCGAAGCCTCGCGCCAGCTTGGTATTCATCCACTCGTCGGCGGTCTTCGTCCAGTAGTGATCGAGTCGCATCACGTCGTGGAGGTATGGCCGCACAAAGGCACTCTTCTTGGTGCGCTCGCCGTGGGTGTTGATGCAGTTGGCCAGCTCGGGGCAGTGCGGACCTATGAACTTCACCTCGCCCAGACCGCCGCGCACGAAGCACTTCACATGGTCATTCTCGGGGAAGTCGTATTTCACATGTGTATCGAGCGGCATCACCTCGGTGAATCGTTCCTTCAGCGGGCGCGGGTCGTAGTGCGTCAGACCGTTGTCTGTGAACAGACGCCAGTTCACCAGCAGGCAGTCGCCGTCCTGATAGCGGTCGAACATCTGCTCGATGTTCTTCTTAGCGTCCCAGCGCAGATACTCGTCGAAGTCGAGGAATCCTATCCAGGCATATTCGTCGCCGTGGTGCTTATAACAGTGCTCATAGGCGCGGCACTGGAGGTTGGGGCGGTCGTGGATGTCGATGATTTCAACGAAGCCTGCGGCCACGTAATCCTTCAGCGTCTCTGCCAGCGGCGTCTCGTCGCAGAAATAGTTGTCATAGATGAACATCTTAGCGGCGCCTATCTGCTTGTAATGCTCTACCCACTCCACGGCGTAGCGGTTCTCGTTGCGACCGATGGCACAGATGGCCACGCGCTTCTCGCCGCGCATCTGGGGTGTAGGCTCCCACAACTTGCGATGCTGAGCGAGCCATGCCTTCTGCATCTCGAGGCCTGTGCGCTCCCATGAGCCTTTCTTGAAGTGCTCCATCAGCGGGCGGATGTCGATGCGACGGCCGCGAGCGCCGTTCTTATGGCGGTGCAAGTCCTCGTAGAACGAGCATCCCGTGTCGTACCAGTTCAGGCGGTCGGTCATATCCTTACTATGCAGCATCCAGTTTCTCACAGGGTCGAAGTATGTCAGTCCGTGCTTCTTACACAGCGGCACGTTGATGTAACAGAGCATCGGTACCAGTCGCGTCAGTCCTGCCCTGTTGCCGGGCTGCGGGCTCTGAACATGGCCCACGGCGCACTGGTCGGCCTGCCACATGAAGTCGATGTTCGCCTTCAGCAGAATGTCGCTATCCATCAGCACGAATCCGTCGGGCAGCAGCTCCCACAGCTTCTGAACCGACCACATGTGCTTATCGCTGCCCCACTGGTTGCAGGTGGCCATACACTTGGGGTACTTCTTCAGCATCTCGTCGAAGTTCACCACCTGTCCCTTGGTGTTGTCGATGACGGTCACACCAGGCATCTTCGCCATAAACGGGCGCTTGTCTGAATTATCGAAAATGGTAATCTCGTAATCCCGTCCGCCGTGTTTGCGGACACTGTTGATACACGCTTCTGTCAGTTCCGGTGTATTGTAATGTACGATTGCAACTTGTTTTTTCATGTCTTCTGTTTTTGTTTTAGTTCCTTAAATATCGCTTGATGACGGGTCGATGATGTTCACCTGGGTGGTCATCTCTGTGGCCCGAATCACTATCTTGTTGGCTTGGTAGTCGTCGTTGAGAGATTGAATCTGATAGATTTTTCCGTTCATCCCGATCAGGCTTTCGCGGGTTATCTGCTTCGCCACGTTGGCGCTGAAGTTCATGCGGAAGAGCACTGTGTCGTAAGCATCCAGCGCGCCCTCGCGCACCGCCTTGGTGCCTTTGGTGAACTCATAACTCGCCTGTATCGAGCCTGCATACATGTAGCCCGTCTTCTCACCGAACACGCGCTCGGTTGGCAGCGCCTTGTTATACACCTTCACGCGGTGATTACGCATACCTGGTGAGAATCCCGTACTCATACGCCGCCCTCCTTTCCTGCCAACCTGATGTATGGCTTTATCTTGATGTCGAAAGCCGGGTTATTGTATAAGTTCTGCATGCTGACTGTGCTGCGATGCTCATAACTCAACACCACCAGCATCACGGTGGCCTCCCACACGTCTTGAGGTATCTCGTCTTCGCCCGTCGGGTTCATGGCCTTCAGCTCCTCATAGGTTCGCCCCGTGAGGTTCAGGATCACAGCCTCGGCACTGTTGCCATAACGTGTGAGAATGTCGTTCTCTTCGTTATAGTCGCGCTCTATGCGGAGCTGGTCTTTAATGTCGTTTAATTCTAACCATTTCATATCGTGATAATTTTCTGTTTTCTACCAATCGGCGAAAACAGCGTCTGGGGTTTACCACACACAGAAAAGCGGCTAAGATGGTGAGTCTTAGCCGCTTGATAGTTGTCGGGCGGTGAGGATTACTCGGCGATGATGTCTTCCATCTCGACGGCGATGCCCACCTGCCAGTCGTTGGCCGAGGCCAGCTTGTCGAAAGCCTCGGCGCTGATAGGCTCGAACTCCAGCTCTTTCTCTTTTTTCTCCTCCGCCTCCAGCGTCTCTTTCACGAGGTTGTTGTAAGGCGTGATGACGTTGTAGAGAAATTCGCGGAACTCCTTCTGAGTCATCGGAAGATTCTCGCTCTCGCCAGCGTTGAGCCCTGTGCGGGTCTCCTCCCACTTCACGATTTTCTGGTCATAGTCGTCTGTGGGCTTCAGCGCCTTGCGGGCGTCTTCGGCGAAGTCAGAGTAGTCTGTCGATACAGGCTTCATGGCTCTGGCAATCAGCAGCAGATTCTTCTTGTCAGCGTCGGCGAGCGACGAGAACTTGGCAGCACTCAGCACCATATAGGCCGAGTGGATCGTCTTGACTGAGATAGTTACCTTTTTCATCGCTTACTCCTCCCCTGCGTTAGTTCCGTTACCGAGAATCTGCGGCTCAATCGCATCGATAGCATCCCAAACGAGGTTACTGTCCTGTCGGCGCATAGATGACAGATCATACTGAATCTCTCCGCCTGAAGGTGTGCCTGTGAATGTGCCGAAGTAAGCGCCTACCTCGCCGTTCTCGTTGCGATAGCATGCGCCGTTGAGAGTCAGCAGGTCGCCAGTGGTGGCGTCCTTCGTGAACGTACCATTAACAATGATACTCGGTGCCTTGAACTCATACTGAGAGTTGAGCTTACTGTTTGTAATGTTAAATGTTCCTTCCATAATCGTAATGTTTTATTTGTTAATACTAAAAGAAATGTCTATGGTGTCGGCTGTAACGGCGACCGCAGACTGAAGGTGACAAACGAGCCGCTGACCCATACCACCACGCGCCAGGTGTGAGCCGAGTCGAGTATCAGCGTGCCTGTCGAGCCGACCGTCACCACCTCGCTGGGGCCAACTGTCACGCTACCGAAGTCGTTCTGATAGGCGTAGTTGCCTGTGGCGAAGGTTCCGTCGAATAGCTCGTTGACCACCGCCAGCGTTACATGAGTAGCAGTACCGCCGTGGTAGCCTGCCACCGTAGAGTCGAGCTTCAGCGTGGTGGCAAACGTCCAGAGATTGGTAATGGCGCGGTTGCTGATAGTTGGCTTACCAATGAGCTGACCGCTTGGCAGCTGTGTCGCTGTAAATGATACGAGCGAGGTGTAAGGCGCCGTGATGAGCGATATAGGCTGCGATGCCGTCGGCGCGGCGCTCCTGTTAGCCTCTGGCTGGGTCAGCACCTTCGTGGCGAAGAACGGCAGCGCATAGTAAGTCTGCCCGTCTTTCAGCTTGGCAATCACATACTGGTCGTTGTCCATCGTCGAGGCGTTCTGTATGCCGTCGGCCCCGCTCGATGAGTTGATGCCCATGCCCTCCCACACGGTGCCGTCAGAGACCCACGCGATGGGGTCGTAGGTGTTGCCGTTCTGCTTGAAGATGGCAATGGCGGTGTAGAGCGTGATAGACGTCAGGTCTTCGGGTATGATGTAGTCGCGACGGGTAATGTCGATCATCTCCGAGCGGAGCATTTTCACGAACACCGAATATTCCGACGACGCGCTGGCTTCTGCATCATCTGCGCTTACGCTTCGAATGGGAATAGGCGCGTTTCGGTTGTATTGCAGCAAGTCGAGATACCTGTAAGGTGCATTCGCACCGCCAGCAGGACGGAAGTACGTCCATCCGTTGTTACCGCCGTCTATCTTCGTCAGCAGGGTCTTCAGGGCGTTTATCATCTGTGTGGCGCCAGAGGTGGCGGGGCTGGAGATATCGACCTTCGCGGCGGCATAGCCCAGACCAAAGCTGCCGTCGAAGGCCTTCCACCATTGGTCGGCGGCTGCTGCCGACGGATTCCACGTCTTAGTTGTAGGGTCGAGCGCTGCCAGCGTGTTGACGTTAGGCCATGCCACGTGCTTATATTTCGCCCACATGTTGTATGTGCCCTGCGCCACACATGTGGCCAAGTCGCCGCTGTTGACAGACAGCGCATTCTTGAAGTCGCTGTCTGTAACTGGGTATGTGACAATGCCATTATTGTATGCCATCTTTTACCTCCTTTCTCTATTCTTGACCGAGGGCAATTACATTTCCGCCTGCTACATAGATTTTAGCGGCATCGGTGTTAATACAGAGACTTTCTATCTTCATGTCGCCGCCGATTACGATGTCGAAGTCGGCTTCGTTCTGCTCTCCGCATTCAATGTCTATTACATCAATGGCTGGCAGATATGATGCTATATTGCCATCTGCGAGAATGTTACCTTTAACTAAGATTTTTGTCTGTGCCATAATTAATCAATATTAATGTTTAACAATTTCTCTATTCTGCTCAGTCGTGCGTCGTGCTTGACGAGTTCACGGCTGTTGCTGATTGTGCCTACCAATGCTGCCACGCCATAGCTGAATGACAAGTAATCATTCTTGCTCTTGTGTACGCTCTGAGGCAGTACCTTCTCCCAATATTGAGCGATTGAGCCTACTTGCAAGCCGTCTTCGGGACGCTCCTTCCACAAGAACTTGATAATAGGTGCTTTGGCTATCTGTTCAATGGTCAGACCATCCATATACTCCACGACATCCTTCTTCCTGATGTCAGACAAAGCGGACACATAGCCCTCCGATTCGAGGTTAGCCACAGAGGTGTTTCCTGCCCCGAGCGTCCCGTTTACGTGGAGCTTGTACGATGGTGAGGTGGTACCGATTCCGACATTGCCACTTGATGCCGCAATACTCAGTCGTTCAGTTCCCGCTGTGCATAGTCTCAGATTATAGCCAGAAGCCGTATCTATATATCTCGTATATACTCGATTCCACCACAGACTGCTTGAGCCGAGGTTGAATGAAGCATTGGCTGATGGGGTGATGCTACCAGAGACACTTCCACCAGAAAGAGGCAGGTAACTATCATTGAGGATAGATGTGGCATTGTATTCGTCAAGGATGGCGTAGGCTTGACCGCTGGTACCACCACCTCTCCAATGCAGTAAGTCGGATGCGCTGCTTCGGATTACGCCTTGTGAATTATTGGCACCAACGCCCCATTGTATATTTGAGATAGTATTAAAACCAGATGGTCGATAGACGAGTAGGGGGTTTCCTTCAGAACTTATGCTAACGCCCTGAGTGAGTACAAGGGTACCCGTCATAGTACCGCCTGCTAACGGCAGATATGCTGAGCCACCTCCACCGACTACTATATTACCCGTACCAAAGATAGATTCTCCATTGATGGTCTTTAAGCCAGAGTTTTTCCATTTCGATGTCGTTCCGTCGTAGAGTAACACCTGATTGGCCGATGGCGTTGTCAGGGTAACATCCGTCAGGCTGGCGAGGTCGGTGACACCGCCTTGGGGGTTGGCGTTTACCCATTTGCCAGTTGTGGCGTTGTAGGTGAGGACTTGTCCGTCTGCGAGGTTGTTGAGAGCCACATCACCCATGTTGGCGAGTGTAAGCGATACGCTGCCTCCACCGCTATTGCCGAGGGCGCTTAAGTACTGCTCCGTCCAAAAGCCGAACATTGCCTCGATGCTGGTAATGGTCGACTCCGTATCGTTGTGATTTACGATGGTGTTCCCGTTATAAGCGCGGAAAAGGCGGTCGAAGTAGGCGATGCTGATGTAGTTCTGACTGACCCACGTCTCGGTGGCATAGTCGCCAAGCACGCCAGTGAGGTGGCTTGCGTCTATCTGCTCAGTGCCAACGGCTTCGAGGGC